GCTCCTCCTCCACCTCCTATATAACCACCAGCTTGATTTATTGTTACGTTAAGACCTAAGCTAATAGCACTGCCACCAGCTTGTCCATTAGTAGCACTTGTACCACCACCTTTACCTATAACAAAACCTTTATTTACAAACGTAACTCCGTTAGGAAAGCTACCGTTAATAGTAAAAGCTGGTGTGCTTACTGAGTTAGATGAAATATATTTGCCAGAGTTTAGTGTGCATACAACAGCAGAAGTTCCATTCCACCCAGCACTAACAGCCAATGTTCTAAGGTTTACCTGTGATTGGTTTGAAGTAATTGCAAAGTTAAACACATCAGACTTACCATAAAAGTTATTCATTGCTATTTCGCCACTGGCTTTACCAGCTAATCCACGCAATGCGGTATCGTTTAAAGAGGCTTCACTTGTTGTTGGTAAATCTAACTCTTTTAGTATTGATTCACCAGTAACATCACCACCTACGCTTAATTGTCCAGCACTATTAATAGGCATTATGGAGTTCCGTAAGCAGTTACGTTACCTTTTACCACCATGTTACCACTAGCGTCAACTGTGAATACTTTTGTACCAGCTACTTTAAATGTTAACTTATCGTCTGCATCAGAAATAGTAAAGTTACCAAATTCAATCTCATCCATTTCATTTCTAATGATTGCTTTTTCTGCTGGGTAAGTACAGAACACTGTACATGAAGTTCCATCTAAGTTTAGTGTTGAGCCTGTAGAAGAGCTTAATGTATTTCTTTGTATGTCTCTACCTAATTTTAATCCATACCCTACTTCCCAATCATCTTTCCAGTTTATGCAATAATATGTCACTGAAGCATCAGGAACTGCATCCCAGTTTTGATAGCCAACTTCAGGGGTTGTTGCAACCCTTAATTGTCCTGTGCCTGTCGATGTACAAGCAGTTTTTACTCTATCGTTTAATCCAATAGTCATGATTTATCCTATGATAATGTTACTGTTAAGCTATTTGGTGTTACTTTAAATTGGTCACCTACACCAATATCTTTTGCTTCATCTAATGCTGTAAAAAACATTAAATTGCCATCTGTTGCTGAGTCTCTAATACCTACATGAGTAACTAAACCCCATGATGTTAATGCACCATTCCATTCTATTTCTGCTGTGTTTTTAGCCACACCATTAACAGGTTCACCCATTGTAATTTCTTGTCTGTTATAAGACGCTTGGTCTACTTCTGTGCCAGTGTCTGATTTAGTAGGGTCTGATGTGTATAAAGCTAAATATGCTTTTACTGGTGGAACATATGGTGTGTTACTTAATGTTCCCTTTATTAGTTTGTTTGATAAATCGTATGATAAGTCCATTTGTTTAAGTTCCTATGTTAAGTTGTGAGTTGTACTGCTAGTGGTTGAGCTGGGAAAGTTGATTGCTCGTCTGATTTTGTAATACTTGCTAATCCTGTTTGGTATAAACCATCCCATGTTGCTAACCTAGGATCATCCATTAAGAATGGCGCACTTTCAGCTAATGAAGCATACAATAGTAAGTCTGGGCAGACATCTAAGTATTCGTTAGAACCATTATCATCTGATAAAGCTCTTGGTATCTTGTAGTAGGTCATATTTACTGTCGTTGCACCTGTTGGTTGTGGTGCTAGTACAAAATTGTCTGCTACAAGTGTGTAATTTACTGGTACACCTTGTGCATTAGAGCCACCACTTCTTCTGTAGAATTGTGATACTGTTTGAAATGTTAAAGGTATAATTGGGTTAGCTTCTAAGTGTAAATCTTGCATTTCAAGAAAGTCAGCTGGCGTTGGAACTTTAAATCCACTACTCATTGTATATGTAGACTGTTGCAAAGTTTGTCTAAGCCTTAAATCCCTGTTAAGTCTTTTCTCTGCTAACGATATAAACATAGGAATTTTGTCAGTCAGATCTGACCTAGCTAAATAGTCTGCTATGTTTGTCTTTAGGTTGTCATACGAAGTAAATGCTGGCATGTCTTATAGGTGTCCTTTTTTAGTCCTGAAAAATAAATTCTCAGGGTCATTTAACCAAGCGAAAAAACGCTTTTGGTCTAGTACTGAAAATCCTTGCATAATCCCCATTTTGTTTAACTTGTCTATTGCTGTGTATGGTATGCTAGCCACCTTGTTTCCGAACAATTGGTCTGACCATTTAGTCTCAGCGTTATTATATTCTTTTTTGTTTTGCTCTATTAAGGCAGATACATCTTGCTCTTGCTTAACAGTTAGTTCGTCTTTTTCATTAAGCCCAATAGTTGTGGACTTTACATCATCCTTATGTGTTTTCATGTTATCCCTTATAGGTAATGCCCCCGAAGGGGCATAAGCCATTTTACGTTTCGTCACTTATTTTAGCGTGAGCAGATTCATTGTTAACAACCAATGTGTACTCAACATTAAGTAAGTGCTTCTCTGAATCACCTAACTTAGCAAGTTTTTGCGACTTGAAAGGGCGAAGGTATGCAACTGACGCCATTGAAGGGTCAAGTACATAAGAGAAATCATCAGATAGGAATCTATCTGGAACAACATTTACTGCACCGAAGTCGCTAAGATATACGTCAGCAGTTCCGATGATAGTTGTTGGTGATGATTTTGGTGCTTGGTAACGCTGTTCAGCAATACCAGCAAATGTAGATACCACTTGCTTGTTAGCTGGTGATACTAATAGTACGTCAGGTTCACCACCAGAGTTATATGCCTTCAATACCGCTTCCTTGAGCATATCTTCTGTCAGTGCGCCACCAGCTGTATCAACCACGTTAGTTTCTAGCCATGAAGCTAAACCACCAAGTTTACGAGCTTCTGTTGCTGTACCAGCAGATTTTGCTTGGTCAGACAATAGAATTGATTCCATGTCTCGTTTTAGCTCAGCTGAAGCTTTTGATAACTGATACGCAGTTTCAGTGCTTCTGCCAGCCTTATCCACAACATCATCTGTAGTTGAAACTTGAATTACCTTATCAGAGATTTGTGTATAGTTTCCCACACGAGTCGTAGGTGTAAGTGTTGCAGATACTGCATCAGCACCCTCAACCTGAGCGTTAGCAAGGTTTACGTCAGCTAGGCTGTCGGTTTGCCACTCGTGATACGTATTTTTCGCCTTTGTTCTGCCAATTGTTGACATAAAAGGTGTAGTTGTAGGAGAGATATCATATATCGCATCCTGTAGATCTTCCCTGATACCAATTGTATCATAGGTCTTATATGTAGCCATTGTGTATATTTCCTTTTAAATAAAGTTTTTGAATACGTCTACCGCATCAGTTAACTTACCTGATGATTTAAGACGCTTTTTCTGTTTAGTGTAAACATCAGTTTTAGCAATTTTATTACCTTTCTTAGACATCTTAGGAGCTTTTGCAAGCTTCTTAGTTACGCTTGGGTTTGCTTTCTGCAACTTATCGTACTCCATTGCTTTTTGCATTACCATAACGTGCCTATGGTCATATACTTGGGATAATTCATTATCTGTAAAACCGATACTTTTTCCAAAATTCCGAATCTCACCTTTGAGTTGTTCAGATTTTTTAGGGTCAGAAAATTCCTTTACTTTTTCAGTCAACATACTTGCTTCGTGGGCAACTAACTTAGCTTGGTGCTGTGCAACTTGGTGTTGCTGTGCATGTGCTAATTTATTCTGCTCCTGTTGCAATAACTGCAACTTTTTATTGTTTTCTGTTTGTTCTGCAACTTTAATTGCATATTGTATTGGGTCGTTTTCTTTTAGTTCTTCTAGGTTAGCAAACTGTCCGTTGTCTTCTTGCAACAACTGCTGTACTTGCCCTAGTCGACGAGCATATTGCTCCCTCATCTGCATAGCTTCGTTAACTGCATAAGCTTCAGCTTCTACAGCTTTACGCTGTTCTGCTAATGCTTGACTTTTCTTGGTATAGTCATCGCCTTTTTGATAGCCACTTACTAATTCCTGTAAAGTAACTTCCTTTTCCTCACCGCCAGATTTTACTCGGTAAGTTTTGCGTTCTTCTACCTCGACTTCATCGTCTTCAGATTCACTTTCTTCTTCAACAGCTTCTGGTTCGTCCTCATCGGATTCCTCTGCTACTTCTTCTTCCAGTGTTTCCTCATCAGTTTCCTCAACTGCTTCCGTTGCCACTTCTTCATTGTCCGCCTCTGGTTTATCATTTGATTCCTGTGCGTCTAACATGTCAGTGAAAACATCCGTTGCATCTTTTGGAGTTTCAACTGAGTTAGACTCTTGGTTGATTTGCTCTGTCATAATTTCTTCCTTTTAATTGCTATTTAACCATAGCTGGTTTTACCCTATTGGGTAATTATTCTGTGCCTTGAAACCCCGCATAAACAGGGGCTTAAATTTGGCTGATATTCGCTGTCAGGCGATATAAAGCCCTAGACTGAATCCACCCTACCTACCCTACCTTGGAGATAGATCGTGCGCGACAGACCACTTTTATCCTAGCAAACTTCTAATTGCATTTGATGTGTCGTTCATTCTAGTCTTTACACCACCTAGTGTAGTGTTTCTATATTCGTCATTGTTTAAGAACTCTTTACTAGCTTCGTCATACTTTCCAGCGTTAAGTAAACTAATTGTTTTAGGGCTACCACTTAGGCTACCTCTAAACCATGAGCCTAGCAAGTGCTTACGTGCTTCTAATGGTAAGTTATCAAAATCAGGTATGGCTTGTCTTATTTGCCCTAACCTTTCATCTATATTGCTTTGCAGTTGTACCTCTGCTTGTTCTTTGGTAATAGTGTCGCCTTCTTTTACATCTTTATTGTAATTACCCCACCCAATAGTGTA